GGCGCGACTAAACGGCGTCGCGAGTGCCTTTTGAGGCGCGTTCCAGTTTCAAGAAAACCAGATCATTGAAAAGCCCTCGCGCGGGATCCGATCCCGAAGAGAGGGCAGCCAAGACCTATTCCGGATCGCAGGCCCGCCCCAGACGCCACAAGCGCGAGAGGGTGACGCGGGCCGCACGGAAGGACGCGGCAGACTTTAGAGCGAACGCAACCACGTAGACCAACGTAGACGCGACAAGCGTTCCCGACGTGTACGCCGGCGGTTAATCAGGCGGTAAACGGGAGCAGCGAGGACGCAGACGATGCCGAACGGCGTCAAGACTCCGCAGGCCAAGCGCAACGAATTCGCAGCCAAGTACCTGGAACTCAACTCCGCCAGGGGTGCAGCTAGGGCAGTCGGCCTGCCAGAGCGGACGGGCCAAGACCTCGCAAGAGAGTGCGACGCCGACCCTGAGTTCACACGACTTCGCACGGAGCAGCGTGCGCGAGTGCTGGGCGCCGTCGAAGCTCGGCTCATGGGCGTGATCGAGAAGGTCGTTCCGCGCATCGAGGCCGACGACCCGACGCCGGAAGACCTGGCGCGCATCGCCGTCGAGCACGAGCTCAAGTCGTTCACCTACCAGAATCCGAAGCCGCAGTACCTCAAGGGGCTGGTCGACTTCTACAAGGCGGTCTCGGCCCAGCGAAAGGGCGAGGCTCCGGTGGCTGGTCCGCAGGGTGGCAGCCAGCGCATCGAGGTGGTTCTCACCGACGAGCGCGACCCCGAGCCTGAGCCCGGCGACGACAAGTGAGCGCCAGGATCATCCTGAACGCGCCGCAGTCGCGGGCCATGCGTTCGGTGGGTGCCAACAGGACGATCGCCCTCGCGTTCGGTCGAGGCGTCGGCAAGAGCTGGTTCATTCGCCGGCTCTGCTACACGCTGATCGCGCAGTGGGAGTACCAGGAGCGGCAAACGCCAGACGGCCCAGTCCGCGGCGTTCGCATCGTCTTCCTGCTCCCGACCTTCAAGCAGTTCCGCGACGTTCATTCGCGCGGGATGCTGAACGAGCTCCGTGAGACCTTCGCTTGCCTCGGCGGCAAGGTCGACGGCACGACGTTCACCGTCACGTTCCCCGGCGGGTCGACCATCCAGGTCTTCCCCGCGTCGGAGCATGGTGGGCAGCGCGCCCGCGGTATCCGATGCGATGTGGTGGTGCTCGATGAGGCCGACGACATCGACGGCGCCGTGTTCGATGAGGTCGTCACGCCATGGTTCACCGAGCCGTGGTCGCTGAAGATCAAGATCGCCAGCGGCACCCCCAAGCGCGGGCGCCACGGCCTGCTGTTCAGGCTGTACGATGCCGGGCTCAAGGGAGCCAGGGTACGCGCCGGCCTGACCGACGGACTGACGCCCGACGAGATCGAGGCGTACTCCAACTTCTACACCGTCCACGCCACCTACCGCGACGCCCCCGGCAACGTCGACCAGCGCATGGTCGAGATGGCTCGCGTCACGATGCCCACGGCGTCGTTCGAGCGTGAGTACGAGTGCAACTTCGACTCCGGTGAGGGGCTCGTCTACCCGTTCGACGAAGCCTTCCACGTACGGGAGCCGCCGCCGCTCTCGGCCTTCCGAGAGTTTCACGTCGGCATGGACCACGGCTGGGTCGACCCCGGCTGCCTCCTGCTGCACGGCGTCCAGGGACACGGCGAGGACGCAACGCTCTGGCTGCTTGACGAGAGCTACGAGAGCGAAGTCCCGAACCACGTCTGGAACGACCGAGCGTCGGCCTGGCAGTTCGCCAAGTTCTGGCCCGACCCGTCGCGTCCCGACCGCATCAACGACCTCCGAGGCATGGGCCTGGACATCGGCGAAGTCGACAACGACATCCTCGCCGGCGTTGCCCGCCTCGCAAACCTTCTGTTCGTCCGGCAACTGCCAGACGGCACCCGCTACGCCCGATACTACGTCTCGCCGAAGTGCAAGAACACGATCGCCGAGTTCGGCAAGTACCGACGCAAAAAGCTCCCCGACGGCAGCTTCGACGAGAAGCCCGAAGACAAGTGGAACCACGCGATGGACTGCGGTCGCTACGTGGCGGTTGGCCGCTTCGGTAGGATGCCGAACACCCGAACCGTCACCAGCGGCCGATGAGCACCAAGTACGAAGGCATCGAAGCCGTCCCCAAGCTGCTCGAGGTCAACACCTCGCCGCGGTACAAGCGGATCGAGTGGCTCGAGAACTGGGTCACCGGCACGCAGTACAACGGCCTGGAGTGCGACTGGTTCAACGACAAGGCGCCCCTGTGGGAGCGCCGCCCCTGCATCGTCTACCCGGCGGTCTCGCTTGCGATCGAGTCGTACGTTGACCTGATTTTCGGTGAGAGCCGCTTCCCGGCCTTCACCTCGCTACCTGGTGAGGACGAGAAGGACGACGAGGCTGGACTCGGCGAGGACGACAGCAAAGTCCTCGACCGGTTCATCAGCAAGCATCACGACCTCTGCGCCTTCCCGACCTACTGCCGGGATGGCCTGCGAGCGGCGATGGGCGCTGGCACCGCGGTCGGCATTCACGGGCACCGCAACGGCAAGCCGTTCGCGCAGCTCGTGCCGTCCAAGTGGTGCACGCCGGTCCTCGACGGCGACGGCAAGGTGGTCTCCCTCGAGATCCGCTACCCCTACGTCGACGAATACAAGAACCAGCGCGGCGAGTGGGCGGTCCGCGTCCGCATCTTCCGCCGCGTCATCGACGCCACGAGCGACGTCACTTTCCTGCCTGCCGAGGCGCACGAGGACGGACGCGAGCCGACGCATTGGACGGTCGACCAGACCAAGAGCGTCAGCCACCACCTCGGCTTCTGCCCGGTCGTCTGGTATCCCTTCATGAAGGGGCCGCAGATCGTCAACGAGATCGACGGCAAGGCGATCCACGCGCTCACGACCGACGAGATCCATCAGCACGACATCGCTCGGAGCCAGTGGCACCGGTGCGCGCTGCTGTCCGAGCCGCAGATTGTGGAGACAGGCGTCACGCCCGGCCACAACCCAACCGGCGAAGGGCGACCCGCGATGGTGCCGTCGTCGGAGTTCGGCGGCATGCCCGGCCCGAACAATCCGATCCGTGGCGGCTACCTGACGGGAGACGTCACCGGCGGCGCCCGCAAGAAGGGGCCCGGCTACGTGTGGTCCTACCCGGACAAGGACACCAAGGTCGAGGCCGTCACCTTCTCGAAGGACTCGCTCGAGGCCCAGCACGTCAACGTGAGCGACCTACGCCTGAAGGTGCAGGAAGCTCTGTGCGTGGTCTTCCTCGACCCCGAGAACATCAAGTTTGCGGCTACGACGAGCGGCAAGGCGCTCGAGGCCATCAAGCAGAAGCAGATCGACCGCTGCGGCCAATACCGCGACGACGTGCGCGACGGCTTCCTGCTCCCCTCAGTCGACATGCAACTCCGCATCGCCCAGCGGGTCGGCAAGAACCTAAAGGTTCCGCTGATCGCCAAGGTGTTGCCGGTGCTGGCCAAGTTCAACGTCACGGAGGCGCCCGCGCTGGCCGCGGCGGCTGAGTGATGGGCTGGACATCGCCGTCTCTGACTGTGAAATGGGGCTCGTACTTCGCGCCAGATGTGGCCGAGCAGAAGCAGGTCGTCGAGCTGGTCGCTGCGGCCAGGACGGCCAAGCAGATCACCGGCCGCATGGCGATGGAGAAGCTCGCGCCCGTCTTCGGCGTCGAGAACATCGAAGCCGCGCTGACTGAACTCGAGGAAGAGAACGATGCAGCTGCCCAGCGCGAGTTGGACGCTGCCACTGCCGCGCTCGACGCGGAGGCTCGAGCTCGACGGGCTGGTCAGGATCCTCCGGCTGGACCTACCGCCCCGAGTGGTGGTGGCGGGCGGCCCCCGAGCGGGCAAAAGCCACCTGGCCCAGGCCCTCGCAAGCCTGCACCGAATCCGCCACGGTGAAGAACTCGTCGGTCTTGATTGGTCGGCTGGGTCGCTCATCGCGTCCCTCTGGCTGAACGAGCCAGGTCCGTGGATTTGCGAAAACGTCGCGATGGCGCGGGCGCTGCGCAAGTGGCTAGCCCGAAACCCTGACGGCGTGCCGGCTGACCTGATCGTCCACCTGGGCGAGATGGTGTCGCCGCGCAGTCGCGGTCAGCACGCAATGGCGGCTGGCTGCATCACCGTCTGGAAAGAAATCAGGCCCGAGCTCGAGAAGCGCGGCGCCAGGATCGTGGAGATCTGACCGTTGGCCAAACTGCAAACCTTCCGCATCACCGGCACGAGCCCGGCCACGGCTGCAACGGCCGTCGTTGGCGACGTGGTGCGCGGGCTCCACGACTACGACTGGTTCGCCATCGACGCGGTTGTGATCGGCGGCACGGGCGGCACGACCGACGTCACGCTCCAGCGCAAGATCAAGGCGCTCAGCGATGGCACCGCGGTCGACGTGTGGGTGGACTGGCTCCACTTCCCGCAGGTCGCGGCCGGCGTCACCACCAAGTTCTCGGCGCAGAGCGGCGCCAGCACGACCATCACGACGGTCGGCTCTCAGGCTGCCTCACCCGGCACGACCGCGGCCACGCTCGCGGCCAACACCTTCGTCGGCGGCCACCCCGGCAGCGAGCTTCGCATGCTCGCCACGGGCGGCGCTGGCACGTCAGTCGGTGCCACCCAACTCGTCTACATCAGCGCCTGGCGTTCCGCGGGGCGCGCGGGATGAGCCAGGGCTTCGAGTTCACCCCCGGCGGTGTCAGGCCCATGCAGGAGCCCGCGGCTCCCGCTGGCACCATCATCAACGCCCGCGACGCCATCGCGCAGATGCAGGCCTCGGCGCCGGCGCAAGCCGCCCACGTGGCCCCGTCCGCTCCCGCTCGAGCAGCAGCACCCGCACCCATCAAGCGCGCCTCGCTGGTCAAAGAGATCCGCGGGCGCCTGCGCGACATCGAGCGCGCACTCAAAGACCACGAGCGGCTGAAGCGCGAGGCCACCCAGCTCCGCCGAATGCTCGCCGCTGCCAAGCAACCGCCGGCCACCGTCGCCGACATCCACAAGTCCCGCAAGTCGGGCTGACCGAACCTCACCAAGGAAAAACCACCATGGCCGTCGTAGCTGCCACCATCCAGTCCCTCGAGTGCGTCGAGGGTCCCCACTCCTCGATCTCTCACGCCACGACCGGCCACCGCCTGGTCTATCGCCTCGGCCTGTTGCTCGGCACCATGACCTCGGGCGACACCGCTGCCGTCGTCACGTGCGACGACAAGATCGAGGCCGTCACCAAGAACGGCAAGACCGTGACCATCCGCCAGGCTTGTGGCGGCGGCCCCGGCCTCACCCCCGGCGGCACCGCGGCCTACTTCATCATCCCGACCATCTCGACCACCACGCTCGAGTTCAGCGTCGGCGGCCCCACGGCTGCGGCTGCGGTCGCGGCTGGCACGGTCGTTCACGGCTACGTCACGGTTGACGAGGCCTGATGATTCACGACGGGCCCGAACAAGGCATCACCAACGGCTTCGTCGACATCGCGACGGCCGAGCGCCTGCGTCAACAGCAGACGGTCGCCACGTTCCGCGAGAAGTACGAAGCCGAATACCAGCGCCTGGTTCGGGCATCCGTCGGTCTCAAGCTGGCCCACCAGGAACTCGAGGCGGCCAAGCGGGCGGCGGCAACGCTGCCCACGGGTCTGCCCATCGGCGACCTGCTCGACGGCGTGGAACGCGATGCGCGCGCCCAGCTCAAGGAGGCGGCCGACCGTCTCACGACCAACCAGCTGGCTCAGGTGAGCGCGGAGATTGCGCCGACCGTCGTGCCGGAGGCGCAGGCCCAGGGCCCCGGTCCCGCCAACACGAGCCGCAAGGGCCGCGCGCACTGATGAGCAAGCGTCCGCGGATCGTTCTGACGATGATCGTGCGCCAAGAGGCCAAGGTCATCCGACGCTGCCTCGAATCCGTGCGCGCCCACATCGACGCCTGGTCGATCAGCGACACCGGCAGCACGGACGGCACGCAGGACATCATCCGCGAGTGTCTGGCCGGCATCCCCGGTCAGCTGCTCGAGCGGCCGTGGACCGACTTCGCGACGAACCGCAACGAGGCGATCGACGCCGGCCTGCAGTTCGAGCCCGACTACTTCCTGACGCTCGACGCTGACGAGGAGCTGACCACCTCGGTGGGCTTCTCGCTCGGTGACCTCACCACCGACACCTACTCGGCGATGTTCGAGATGGAAGGCACCGCCGCGCGCTGGCCGCGCAAGGTGCTGTTCCGGTCGCACCTCCGCTACAAGTTCGTGCTCGACGAGACGATCGTCGGCTTCAAGTCGGAGGGCATGTTGCCCGCCTGCCTGGTCAAGTCCTACACGGACGGCGCCAGAAGCTCGGCCGGCATGGCTCAGAAGTACGAGCGGGACTGCGAAGTCCTGCGGCGTGCGGTCGAGCGAGAGCCCGACGAACCGCGTTATTGGTACTACCTGGCGCAACGGCTCGCCGGCGCTGGCAAGTACGAAGAAGCGATCGAAGCGTTCAAGCGACGACTGGCCATCGAGAGCGGTCTGTTCGCCGAACGCGGCTACTGCGAGATGGTGATCGGCCAGTGCCTCCAGGCGCTCGACGCACCGTTCCACGAGATCCAGGCCGCCTACCTCAAGTCCTGGCAGACCAACCCGCTGCGCGCCGAGCCGCTGTTCGCCCTCGGGTGCCTGCACTCGATCCGCGGTGAGCACGCGCTGGCCGAGCTCTACGCCCGCGCCTGCCACCGCATCCAGCGGCCGAACGATCCGCTGCCAGTCGACGAGTCGATCTACGCCTATCGGGCGGTCGACCTCATGGCTGGCGCCATCGCCGAACAGGGACGCGCCGGCGAGGCTCGCGACCTGCTGGAAAAGCTCCTGGTGCTCCCCCAGCTCCCCGCGGAAGAACACCAACGGGTGCGCGACAACATCGCGCTGCTGAGCGAAGCGATCGGCGACGTCAAGCCGGTCGAGAAGGTCGGCCCTGACGAGCAGACCTACGAGAACCAGGCGAAGGCCTTGCGCGAGCGCGGGCTCAGCGGCTTCCGTCACCTGGCGCTCGAGTATCTGTCCAGCTTCCAGGCTCAGTCGCTCCCGTCGCCCCTGCGCTGGCTCTGGCTGGTGCTGATCGCGCTGTTCGGTCGCGCGGTACCGGTGCTCGGCGCCATCGCCGCCGTCCCGGTCGCAGCCTGGGCATTCCACCCCATCACGCCGCTGTGGCCCATGGCCGCGCTCGCGTCGGGTTCCCCCCTCCTATTCCTGGCCGGCCGCCGTCGTCTCCAAGACGCCCCGGTCGCTGCCGTCACGCTGGCCGCCCTCGGCTTCGCCCTACGGGGTGACGCTCTCGGCCTTGGTCTCGCGGTCTTCACCCTGCTCGGACTGAAGGAAGCCGCCATCCTGACCGTCCCCGCACTGGCCGGAGCCTGGCTCTGGTCGGGCGCACCCTGGTCGGGCTTCGCAATTGGCACCGGCGCGGGCTGCTGCGCGGCTGCCCTGGCGCTCTTGGCGCTGTTTGGCGGCATGGCCCCGGCGATGCTCAAGGCGGGCTCCAAGGGGCATGCAACGCCCTACACACTCGACCACCAACGCGGCGCCTGGCACCGGCTGCTCGTCGACCTCGTGCTGGTCTCGCCCATCACCACGCTGGCGGCGCTGTTCGGCCCCGCTCCGATGCTGGCCATGGTCGCGCTGCTACTCGGCGCCCACCTGATCGCGCCGGTCCGCAACGTGCGACTCGTGCTCGCGGCCGACATCCTGCTCCGCTGCGCTGCGATCGCCGCCTTCGGTTGGTGGATCGCGCCGGCCCTCGTGGTCGACCTCTACATCTCAAGCAGGCTCCGGCCTGTTTACGATCCCGTGACTGCAGCACTGACGACGCAGCTCGGGATGGCTCGGTAGTCAACAACACGCGCTGCCCCTGAGCGCATCTCCGGTTACCTCGGACGCGAGGG